AGGTTCCCTAGCTGCCGTCTGGTATTGTAAAGGAGCTGTGCCAGTTCTATCAGGATCAGACTACGCCAAAACTAGTACAACTGCCAATAATGCTTTAATGATTGAAAGTAGTACAACTGGCATTTTTACCGTTCAAATGAGTGGAACATTAGGCGTAGACAAGGCGCTAAAGAAATCGTTTAATTTTGACCCAACAAGTGGTCAATTTATTAGAAAAGTATTTAATACTCACCCTCAAAATACAAACACAGACAGCAACACAGGGCTTGACCCAGCTAGCTCAAACTATTATGGTTATTGGCTCGGTGAAACATTTGAGGATGATATTTTTTCAAATATTTCTTCATCCGATGGAAGTACCGCATCATCTTCTGGAAAATCAGTTGGTATAATATTACCACTAAATAATTTTGGAAATGCAAGATTAGGACAAGAAGCTGAAGGTAACTATGTTGCCAGAACAGGATGGATTGTTTCTCAAGTTGCACAAGGAGCTGTACCTGGTTATAACCCTGCAACATCTGCAACAAAATTATTTAGATTTATTGCTCTTGACGGCGGCGATTGGATTAGAAACAATATAAAAGTCACAATCAGCAATATAACCGCTCCAGTAAATGCTGCACAAAAATATGGTACATTTGATGTTGAACTAAGAAAGATCAGTGATACTGACGCTAATAAAAATATTGTAGAAAGTTATGTCGGTTGTGACTTAGACCCTTCCTCTCCAAACTATATTGCCAGAAGAATTGGTGATATTAGTTACACTTGGGATGATACACAAAGAAGATTAAATCAATCAGGCCTATACCCAAATAATTCTAAGCTCGTAAGAGTTGAGATGTTTAGTGATGATCTTGATGCGTCCTTGGTTCCATTCGGTGTTCTTGGTCCTTTGAAGTATGTTGATTCTACAGTAACTCCAAGTACTGCAAATGGATTTGTCCTAAGCACTTCTAGTTGCTTCGCACAAACCTCGTCTCTCAATTTTACTGCAAGTGGCGGTCCAACTGGACAAAGCTACTTATTTACATTCCCATCTCTAAGACAAAGAGTTTCTTCAAAAGAAGATTCTTTGACCACATACACACTAGCAGATTGGGGTGCCGCAACAACAAGAACAACCAATTCAATATTATTTAACAATGGCGTAAACGATTTGCTGAGGGTTCCAGTCACTGGTACATCAGAGTTTGTTAGCGGTGTTGCTACTTCAACATTGCAATACGCTTGGACATTTAGTTTGGATGAAGTAATTGTAACTGGTTCATCTTTATCCGGCTCAACTTGGCAGAGTAAGTATTATTATTATGCAAGTGGGTCTAAAGCATTAAGTACGATCAACGGAGCCTTTACTTCAGTAAGTGGTACATATGATCAACTTTTAAATGATAGTGTAAATTCGTTTACAACTGTATTCCAAGGTGGTACAGATGGTTTTAATATTATCGAAGGCGAGCCATTAAGAAATACTGTCATGAACAATTCTACTAATGATGATAACTATGTTTATTACACTTATAGAAGAGCAATAGATACAGTTAGAGAGCCAGAAGAAGTTCAAGGTAACTTTATGGTTATCCCTGGATTAACTTATGAGCCTTTAACATCATATGAATTACAAATTGCGGAACAAAGAGGAGATGTGCTTGCTATTATTGACGCTTCACAAACCTCCAATCTTCCTTCATATGTAACAAAATATGAAAAGAGTGATTATAGACAAAGCACAACAGATAGAGCAGCTTCTGTCGATACAGTAGTTACAGAAATTAAATCAAGAAATTTAAACTCAAGCTATGGTGCTACATATTATCCTTGGGTTCAAATTGCTGATTCAACATCGGGAAGAATAATTGCAATTCCTCCATCAATTCCAGCTTTGGGTGCGATGTCTTACACAGACAGTGTTCAAGCTCCTTGGTTCGCTCCAGCCGGATTTAACCGTGGTGGCTTATCAACTGGAAACGCTGGCGTTAATGTTGTTAACGTTGTTAAGAAACTAAGTCAAACAGATAGAGATAAGCTCTATCCAGTTAATATCAACCCAATTGCTTCTTTCCCAAATGAAGGAATTGTAATCTTCGGTCAAAAGACTCTACAAGCAACTCCAAGTGCTTTAGATAGAATTAATGTTCGTAGATTAATGAATTACATCAAGAGAGGAATTTCCTTGATCTCAAACACAATCTTGTTTGAGCCAAATGTTCAAGACACTTGGAACAACTTCAAGGACAAAGCAGAGCCTTTCTTGGCAGACGTTAAGGCTAGATTTGGTCTAACTGATTACAAATTAATCTTGGATGAAACAACAACAACTCCAGATTTAATTGATCAAAATATTCTATACGCCAAGGTCTTATTAAAGCCAGCAAGAGCTATAGAATTTATTGCAGTAGATTTCTTCATCGCAAAGAGTGGAGCATCGTTTAACGATTAAGGAGATAGATTAGATGGCCAAACAAGCACCAGTTAAACCAATTTGGGCAGCAGACGCAGCTGGGTTAGACCCAAAGAGAAGTTATAGATTTATTCTATATCTTGATGGAATTCCTTCATACTTTGTAATTTCTTCTGGAGTTCCAAGTTTTACAGTATCAGACGGCGGAAAGCATACCTTCTTAGGTCATGAATTTAAATTCCCTGGTGCTGTAAAATGGGCTGGAACCATTGATGTAAAGATGGTTGATACTATCGATTATAATATGTCTCAAAAATTCACAGACTATATTAGAAAAGCTGGTTATGTATATCCATCAAACTTCAATGATAGTTCGACAAATCCAGAGTTTTTTAGAAGAACCATTTCTAAATCAAAGTTTCCGTTTAAACAAGTAAAAATTCAAAGACTTGATTCAGAAGGTGCTGTTTATGAAACATGGGTTTTGAATAATCCTTGGATCAGCAAAGTTGATTTTGGAACAGCAGATTATTCTTCTGAAGGTTTACTAAATGTTACAACGACATTTACTTATGACTGGGCAGAACTAAGACAAGGCGACTCCGGTAATCCTCCACCTTTTCCAACTTAATAGGAGGTAATACATGCCTCTATTTTCTGACAGAAGCAGTTTATTAACTGGTAAACAAGCCCAACAAAACTATAGGTTTGTTCTAAGAATCAAAGGTATTGATGCTGCTTTAATACAAAATGTAACAACTCCAAAATATAAAGTTACCACGACCTCCTATAGTTTAATGGAATATAAATTTAATTATCCTACAAAGTTAGAGTGGCAAGGTCCAATAACATTTGATGTTTTACAAATATTGGATTCAGAATTATTAACTTCAACTCTTGGATATTTTATGTCAAAAGTTTATGATTCTAGTTATTATTCTTCTCCAATGGGAATCGGAGAAGGAAATAGAGATTTAGTTTTACCAAATTTTCTGTATAATGCTAGAAGTAAAATTTCTACATTTGTTAATAATGGACCAAATGTAGGGTATATTAGAAATTCAAGTGAAGGATCTGTTTTGGATTTCTCTAAACAAAAATTATCAGCCGCTCTTGGAACGGTAGAAATTAAAACACTGGATGAAGATGGAGCAGTATTTGAATCTTGGAGATTAAATGGAGCTTTTATTACGGGATTAACGCCTACAGATCTTAGTTACAGCAATGAAACGTTATCTACAGTAAAAGTAGAAGTAAGTTATGATTGGGCTGATTATGGATTCAGAGGCGTTTATGCTGAAGAAGATTCCGTTTCAAGAATATTAGGATTTTAATTAAGAGGTATTAATGAATAATTTAAATAAGTTTGGATTACCATCTGGTCTTGGCAATCCAGCTAGTTCTTTTTCTAGATCAAATGGAGTATATGAACCACCAACAGATTTTGTAGAATTACCGTCAAAAGGTAAATTTTATTCCAAGGATTCTCCTTTATATGGAGTAGAAAAATTGGAAGTAAAATATATGACAGCGAAAGAAGAAGACTTATTAGTCTCTCCTGGTTTATCAAAGGCTGGAATTGCTATTGATAGAGTTATAGAATCATTATTAATTGATAAAAGAATTAAAGCAAAAGAATTACTATCTGGCGATAAGAATGCTATTTTAATAAATGCTAGAAAGAATGCTTTTGGTGATTTATATGAATTTGAATATGGTTGTGAAAAGTGCGGTGCCACGAATGTTCATAGAAAAGATCTAAATGAAATTGAGGTTAAAGAGTTAACCCCAGATGATTCTTGCACAATCACTGATGCTGGAACCATTTTAGTTAAATTACCCAAAAGCAATGCAACAGTAGAAATGAGACTTCTACGAGGAGAAGATGAATTCGCTATAGAGCAAATCTTAGATAAAAGGATTAAGAATAATTTACCAGCAGAATCTTTATTAACAAGATATAGATATATGATTGTTTCTATAAATGGCAATCCCGAAATGGATGCGGTCGTATCATTTATCGAGTCAATGCCCATAATGGATTCTACATTTTTAAGAAAAAAATATTCCGAGAATAACCCAGATATTGTGTTTAATTTTTCTCACGACTGCAATAAGTGCGGTCATACAAATGAGGGAGGTGTGCCTATCGGGGTTAACTTTTTTTGGCCTAAGCTATAATTATTTCAAAGCCCCAGAAGATTATAATTCTGTAGTCTATGAAAAAATATATCTAATGAAAACTTATATGGGTTGGTCTTTTGAAGAAATTTATATGCTTCCAATCCCTCTTAGAGATTGGTTCATAAATAAATGGATAGAGGACAATAAGAAAAAAGAAGAATAGATATATTTATAGAAGAGGAATAATATATGGCAAAAGAAACGGCAGCTGGGATAGAAGAAGGTTTAGGCACATTTGCAGGGGCAGAAGCTGCGAGCAGAATATTAGACCTTCTTCCCGACAAAATAAAAAATAATATTCCATTATTTGGTCAATTATCTAACAGTATTAAAGTTGCTGGAGATAGTGCTGCTTATTTTTCTGGTGTAAGCCAAGATTTGTCAAAAAACTTTGGGACTGTTGCAGGACTATTCAGTAAAGATTTCGACAAAAGTTTGGCGAGCATTTCTGAAAAGTTAAAAACCCAAATAGATAGCTATCAAAAACTTGATAAAGAATTCATACAACTTGGTAAGGGTGAAAACTCAAAAGCTTATATAGAAAGTATTAGGCAACAATCGTTTGAATCAGCAAAATTAGGGATTTCTTTACAAAATTTAGTAGATATAAATAAAACTCTTATTAAAGATTATACTGGAGCCATAACATTAACAGAGAGACAGACACAAAAATACGCGGAAAATAAGAAGGCGATTACAGAGCTTGCTGGGTTTAATGATAAATTTGGAGTAACTACAGATCAAACGACAAAAATATTAAATCTTTTCAATAATACTATTGAAAAAGGTAATATGTCCGCTCAAAAGTTCTCTGACTCATTATTAATATTTTCTCAAAAAACTGGACAAAGCGCAAACAAAGTATTCACCGATTTTAATTCTAATATAGATAGATTTGCTGTTGTAACTGCTGATAAAGCTATTGCATCTTTTCAAAAACTTCAAATGACCGCCGCAAGAACTGGTCAGTCAGTTAGTCAAGTTATCGGAGCAATAGAAAGATTTGATGACATTGAAACTGGTTTTCAAGCCGGTGGTCAACTAAACCGTGTTTTATCTTTTATGGGTGGTTCTTTTGACACATTTAAGGCTATGCAAGCTTCTGATGAAGAAAGAGCACAAATGCTTTATTCGGCTATAGGTGATGTCTCTGACAAGTTCCAAGCATTACAAACAGATCAAGCAAGAAGAAGTTTTGCCAAACAATTGGCCGATAGTTCTGGTTTAGATATGAAAACAGTTATGGGTCTGTTAAGTAAATCTACAGACTTATCTAAAGACATAGCAGATATCTCTAAAAAACCAATAGTTGCAGAAGAATTCACAGAAAGGGGTAGAGAAGAAGCTGCCATGAGAGCAACAACAGCAGAAGAACTAAAGAAAATACAAGGGCAAATGGTGGATCTAAACCCGCTAATTGGAAGATTATCAAACGAAGTAAAAGAAAATACGAGAGCGTTTACTGGGTTTACTGTTTCAGAATTTAAAAAAATGGATGATAAACTTGGGACATTACTGGCCAGAGGCACAAGGGATGAGTTTACAACAGCTGGTAAAGATTTCTTCACAGGAATAAAAAATTTACCTTCTGATTTTAATAAATATATGAAAGAGTTTAGAACAACTACAAAACCAGAATCAGATAGAGTAATTTCTGGTAATACAAAAATTATTTCTGATGTTACTGTTGCTTTAAATAAATTAAACACCCGACCGGTGAAGGTAGAAGTTACAGGAACGATAACCTCAGATGGCAAAGTTAAGGTTGGTGGTAAATCCAAACCAAGCACCGTCGCTAATGCGTTAAATGAATGATAAGGAAAAATAAAAGATGTCCTTTCTTGAAGATATAGTAAACAAAGATTTAACTGAAAATTCTCCATATTATGAAAATAATATTCGCTCTAAAATGCCCGCATATAATCTCATTATGCGTTTTCCAACTTGTCCAATACCAGAAGAAAGTGTTTTAACTTTTCCAGCTTACATAAAGAATGTTACAGACACTTTTACTCCTTCTTATGATTCTAGACAAGTTTATGGTAGAATGGATCCAATTCCAGTATATCAAAGAACAACTAGAGCAATATCTTTTGATTTAGATTTACCGTCAAATGGTTTAGCTCATTCAAGAGAAATTGCAAATAAATTAAATATTTTAGTTAGAAATGTTTATCCAACATATGAAAAAAATGGATTTGTAAATGTTATTTCTTCTCCACCATTAGTTAGAATATTTTTTTCTAGTTTTATAGCAAATAAAACAGGTAAACTAGATTTACTTGGATATTTTACTTCTCCAATTTCCATAAAGCATGATTTAAATAACGGAGTATTTGTTCGGGATGGTGGATTTGAATCTTATGCCAAATTTTATTCATTAAGTTTTTCTTTTAATGTTTTGCACGAGTATACACCTGGCTATATTAATGATAAGGGAACTGTAACAAGCGAAGTAAATATATTAAGGAATTTAAAATAAATGGCTATTTCAAGATATAAAAAATCTAATGTTATAAAAAATAACGATGCAGATTATAAAAAAGTTTTTAGTAGCAGATTTGGACCGTCTGGTCTTTTACAAACTTCTACAAATAATCTTACTATTCCAACAGATGAAGAATTAATAAATATACAATATATTAATGAAAGCTGGGGGCTTGGAAAAAGGTTATATAAATTTTCTTATCAATATTACGGAGATTCAAAGTATTGGTGGCTCATAGCTTTATTTAATAAAATATCTTCTGAATCAGAGCTAAAGGATGGGCAAATAATAAAAATTCCAGTTCCTCTAGATATAGTATTAAACTTGTATGGGTATTAATAATGAGCGATTCAAACCAAATAAATGTATACTTTCCAATAAATAACTTAAACCCTCAAGGCTGGGTTTCTGAATTT